CCCCTATTCCCTTTGGTGGTGGTGGGTCGCTGGCAAAGGGAGGAAAACCCAGCGACCCACCGACTGTTAGAACAAGTCCGCGCCTACGGCGTCTTGTTGCTGAACAGGCGCGGCTGGCGTTGGAACAGCCGCGCTAGGTGCTTCATCAGCACCATCAAACGCGCTGGGGCGCTCTATCCACTGCGAGATAGACCACTCCGGCACTTTAAACCGTTGCTCACCCTGCGGCGTGTTCACGGTGATTGTCTTTGTGCCGGTGACCTTCATCACCGGGCATAGACCTGGGTGGTTCGCGCGTTCAGCCTCGAATTGATTGTGCAGTTGGTCAAACGCCGACAGCACCATTTTCGACTGACTGCTAAACTCACGCAAGCCGACCTCACGATTGCACAGACGCACGCGAAACGCTTGCTTGTGGTCATCGCTCGGCTTCTGTGGCATGGCCTCACCCAGTTTGACCATGCGGAAGTCAGGACGCCCCCCGACAAAACCCAGCCAACCCACTTCGATGCCATCCATATCCACAGCCAACTCGATGGGCAGCGGCAGTTCGATGTTCTCGCTCTGCCAATCCCCTGCGCCGTTCTGCGACCGTTCCACCCGGAAGAAGTCACCGCCCCGTGCGTCATATTTCAAGATAGGCACGATGTTGCCACCGCCCCCGCTGTTTTCAGATACTAATCCTAAAGCCATTTTCAACTTTCCTTTTCGTTCATTGACTGACCAGTAGCGCTGGCCTCGCATTGCCGTATGGCAATCCCTATCCGCATTGCAATCTGTGGCACGATTGCATTGCCTAATCCTTTGAGCCTGTCTGCCCTTCCTTTGTATCCTTTAACTGTTCTTGGGGTGTTTCGAGGCTCGTCCAGCCAAGTGGATATCCCATCAACCATTCCACCCATGTTGGATTGAGATGACCGTCCTCTTTGTGCGCTCTCACCGCCTCGTCCAGATTGGATCGATATGTCTCGCTGCCCATGTACCTGTCCTTGACCGCGCCATTCGCGTTTGCCGCCGCTGGTGTTGGCCACATTTTCTCTGGGTTGAAAACTGCCGCTGTCAAATTGTTCTGATGATCCTCGCGCCAGTTTTTCGTAGCTTTGCTGCTGTCTTGCGCTGTCGGCGTTGGCCACATCCTCGCCTGATCCGCCAAGTTCGCCCCGAATTTCAGGTCTGGGTTCGTCTGGCTGATGCGTCTGCCTTGCTCGTCCAGCTTCCTCGGCCCACCCGTGCCGTCCGATGCCCTCGGCGTTGCCCACATCCGCATGGTCTCCGGGTTCACCTGTTCGCGCAGATTGCCCGGCCTTGCCCTGCCCTTCCGCGCGCCGTTCTTCTGCTTTTCCAGCGCTTCCGGCGACCGCTGTGGCAGATGATCCATCGTGTTCGGTGTCGCCCATAAATCGCCCGATGATCCAGACGCGGTCGCGTCTGTGCGGGGCATCGACACCGCAAGCCGGTACAATAAACGCCCTTGTGGCGTAGCCATCGGTTTCCAAGTCAAGTAAGACCTGGTCGAGACCCATGGAGACATGACCATAAACATTCTCGAAAACGCACCAAGCGGGTCGTTTTTGTGCAACAACCTCGCGGATGTACGGCCAGATGTGGCGGTCATCTTCCGTGCCGCGGCGCTTCCCGGCTTGTGAGAATGGTTGACAAGGATACCCGGCAGTAAGAATTGTATCTCGTCCCCCGGCTGGGATTTTTTCTGGCTCATTTGCTAACACCTTTACATCTTCCTCGATTGGCACATCAGGCCAATGCTTTGCCAATACCTTGCGTGACCATGGCTCTATATCGCAGAACATGACCGGGCGTGACAAGCCAGCCCACTCAAACCCCAGCGCAAAGCCACCAATGCCGCTACATAAATCAACGTGCCGCATCATTTCGTGCGCCGCCTTTGCATAGACCGGCGCGTTGCATTCGCGGATATCACAGCGCTACGCCATTTCGGATTGCGCCATTTCCTATTTACGTCATGCCGCTCTGGTATCGTCATCAACTCAGCCCGGCTTTTCGCTAGCCACGCCGCAAATTCTTCCACTGTCATTTCAGTCGCCATTCGCATCGCACATCAACTCCCTTGCTACCATGCAGAAATCATCGAACGTCATTTCACACGCATACCGCCAGTCATATTGCTCGGCTATATCTTGCGCCGGGTTATACGCCGACAGCATAGCCAGCGCATTTATAGGCACGCGCCAACGCTCTGGCAACCTGTCAAACTTATACACCAGCGCCGGTATCTTCCCGGCCTTTGTTGCCGCCCGGCACGCCTGATCCCAATGCGCGGGGCTGGCAAACGTGCTGCCCTGCCGGTAGCGTTTGCATTCAATCACGAACGGGAACGCGTCATCCTCGCACACCAGGTCGGGTAGCCCGGCCTCCGCCCACTGGGAAAACACGCGCGAAAATTCCAGACCCAGGCTGTCGATAAGCCTGTTTTTCACATCGCGTTCGTATGCGCTTCCTTTCGTGCGAGAGTTAACCATTGCGTGCTGCCGCTATTACCCGGTCTAAGTCAGACCCGTCCTTGGTCAAGCGCTTTTCTAGTTCTTGCGCCAGAATTTCATCGGCCAGTGATGCCATCGAGCGGTGCGCAGACTGTTCGACCGCGTCCTTGAGCATCAGCACAGTCTTGGTTCTGAGCCGCAATAATGTTGGTTTTGTGTTTGCCATGATATCGCCCTGATATTTTTTTGCTATCTGTGCTTTACATTATGATATCGATGTGCTATATAATAGTTGACGGCACGTTGACCGTTAGTTGAACAAGGGAGAAATAAGATGGATGAGTTTCAGGCAGAGCAATTATTTAAAGTGTACATTAACGCAATTATGCAAAGGTGTGCAGATGAGCTTGGCGTTAGCGTTGATTATCTAAGACAGGCTTATGTCACAAATAAAGATGTAAAAGCAGACCTCGATAACATTTTTGCTAGACACATTGATGCTTTAGGGGAGACAGCATAATGAAATTCATCGTCTACTACCGCGTATCAACTCAGCGTCAAGGCCAGTCCGGCCTTGGCCTTGAGGCACAGAAGCACGCTTGTGCGCACTACGACATTGTCGCTGAATACACAGAAGTTGAGAGCGGCAAGAAGGTTAACCGCCCGGAGCTATCCAAGGCACTGGCGCACGCCAAAGACATTGGCGCAACCCTGCTTATCGCCAAGCTCGACCGTCTGGCGCGTAACGTGCATTTCATCACCGGCTTGCTTGAGGCTGGCGTGCCTATCACTTGCGCTGATATGCCAGAGGCAGACCGCACGTTTCTACAAATCATGGCAGTGTTTTCTGAACGCGAGGGGCGCGTCATCTCAGAGCGCACCAAGGCCGCGTTGGCCGCAGCCAAGCGCCGTGGCGTAAAGCTCGGCTCACCAAACCCAGCCAAGGGCGGGTCAGTGACCGGCGCACAGCGCGCCAGCGCCACAGCACAGGTAGCGCCGCAAGCCATGCCTATCATTAACGCATTGCGCAAGGCTGGTCAGAGCCTACGCGCCATCGCATCCGCGCTGAATGACGCGCAGATACCAACCGCAATGGGCGGTCAGTGGCACGCATCCAGCGTGCGTAATCTCATCAATGCATAAGGGAGTTATGATGAAATTGAAAAGCATATTAGTGTTGTCTGATAAAGAGACAGACGCCGTCAAAAAGACGCTGGACTTTTATCTCGACCATTTGACGGATGAAATTAAACTTGGCAATCGCATTGAGGATAAGCGCGAAGCGCGACACATCCGGCACGTATATGCCAAGTTGGTTAGCTCGAAAAAGCAATATGTATAAGGGGAATATCATGCAAAAAATTGCCGGAATGTTATTTATGTATGCGCTAATCAGCCTATGGGTCATGGGCTGGATAGACATCTTCGGGCCACAATATACGTGGTGGAATTTAATCAGAGTGATGGGGGGGTGATATGGAAATCATCACACGCAAAGAGGCGCAGGAAAAGGGATTGCCTCGATACTTTACTGGCAAGCCGTGCAAACGCGGCCATGTTTGTGAGCGGTATTCCCTGCGAGGCGCGTGCGTTGACTGTACGGCATCGCGTGTTAATGCAATCCGCAACAAGGTCGAATGTAAGCGTAAAGGCTCTGGCATATACAAGCTAAAAGAAGCTAAAGAGCTTGGGCTAGAGTATTACAACAACGGCAAGCCATGCATTAACGGCGTTTTTGGAATGAGAAAAACAAAGCAAGAGGGGAAGTGCTTCTGTCCAACTTGCTACAACGAATTAAAAAACCGTGCAAAGAGGTGTTCGGAAAAAAAACGCCGAGCCGCCGGTGTGCCGCCGCGAACTTTTAGAACAGAACAGCAAACAAAAAATGACATATACAAAAAGTGGGTGGAAGAAAACAGGGCAAGGGTGAATGAGCAACAAAGGAAATGGCGGCAAGCTAACAGGGAAAGACTGCGCCCTTATCAATCTGCTTACAATGCAATACGTTGGAAAAGGACTAGCATACCGCTTGCAAGGATGCATTTTGACAATATTTTGTCGGTTTATAAGGAAAGGGATAAGGTGACAAAGCAGACCGGCCTAGAGCATCACGTTGATCATATTGTTCCGCTTTTAGGCAAAAATGTATGTGGGTTGCACGTTCCTTGGAATATGCAAATTTTACCAGCAAAGCAAAACAGAATTAAATCCAACAAATGGGAGACAAACTAATGGTCGGAAAACTTACACCTGATAATATGCTGTCAGCTTCGCGCATCGCGCAGTTGATGGGTCAATCACCATACGCAACGCAAAACGAAATGCTTGCGGAGTTCATAGACCGTGACGCTGGCAAAGAGCCAGAGCCATGGGAAGGCAACGAGCTTACACGCTGGGGCGATATCCATGAGCCAGCCATCATCGCGGAAGTGGCCAACCGCCTCGGCCTTGTCGATGTGCAAGCGGACTTCGACCAGGCGTTCTTCCACGATAAGCTGCCACTGGCGGCATCGCTCGATGGCATGGCCACCGGCACGCGTATCGTTAAAGAGGATCACGCCGAAGGGATAATCATCCCCGGCATTGCAAACGCAATCCAGCTAGAAGGGGAAAAAATTATTCTCGAATGCAAGACAACACAGCAAGCCCCGGAAGATGTGCCACCGCCGCATCGCGGTGTGCTACAGCTACAGGCGCAGATGATGTGCGCCGGTGCAAATCTGGGCGCGGTGTGCGTACTCTATCGCGGCTCGACCTTGCGCATATTCCTGTACCACGCTGACGCCGGGGTGCAGTCACGCATCGCGCAAGCCGTGCATGAGTTTGAGCAACGCCGCACCGATATCGACTGGTATCCGCTGATGAACCCAGCCGATGGCAACGTAGCCTACAGCCGGGTCGATGATGTGGCACAGCCGCTGGAAGTATCAGACGGCGAAGTGCAAGACGCTATCGAGGCATTGGTAGAAGCGAAGCGCGCCAAGAAAGAATGCGACCAAATCATTGCCGATGCGGAGACGGTCATCAAAGACTATATGGGAAACCATGAGGAAGCGAATACCATTGTTGATGGGAAGCGTGTGATAGTGAAGTGGGGTATGCGCAACA